CAGTTAGTGCGTTTAAACCTGTATATCCACATAATAATGTTATGGAAACAGAATCTGGTCATATTAAAGAATACGATGACACTCCAAGTGCTGAACGTATTTTAGAAAGACATATGAGCGGCACTCACTACGAGTTATCTCCCAATGGTTCAAAGACCGAAATTATTACAAGAGATAACTACAGATTAGTTGTAGGTCATGATACACTAGAAGTATACGGTAATGTAAGAGTTATTATTAGTGGTCATGCAGATGTTGCTGTTGCTGGTAACCTTACTGCATCTGTAGCGGGTAATATTGCCGCAGAATCTAAAGGAAATATTACACTAAAAGCAATAGAGACTAATAAGAAAATTATATTAGATGGTGAAGTAAGTGTAACTGAAAATTTAGTGGTTGAAAAATTAACAACTACTAGCAATAGCACAACGCCAATTGCCCTTGATACTCATACTCATAATGAAACTCATTCTCCAATTACTCAAACAGGTATACCTAATTAGGTATAAATAGATATATGGCTACAATCGCACGAGAAGAAACGTACAAAGATTTAGATTTTACTTTTAAGCAAAATCCTAATACAAATGACGTTGGAATAAAGAAGAACAATGCTGCGGTAATTCAAAGCTGTCTTAATATTCTACGCACAAATAATGGTGAACGACCATTCAATTATAATTTTGGCGCGAACCTAAGATCATACCTTTTTGAAAACATGAATCAAATAACAGCAGCGAATATGGCTTCTTCTATTAACGTTGCTTTAAAAAATTACGAACCAAGAATAGAAGTGCTTAACACAAATATTCAATCCCAGCCCGACGACAACGAGATATATATAACAATAACCGGTAGAGTTAAATCAACGAATGAAATTGTTGATATATCTACCACAATAGAGAGACTACGATAATGGCAATCGAACGCAGAATTTCAGCAAGTGAATTAGACTTTGACCAGATAAAGGGTAACCTAGTTGCATACATGAAGTCAACAGATACTACCTTCAATGACTATAACTATGAAGGATCTGCCATGGCAACCATAATTGATGTGTTGAGTTATATCACCCACGTCAATTCAATGAATGCCAACTTTGCATTGAATGAAACATTCCTTGATACCGCTCAGCTCAGGTCATCAGTTGTATCTCATGCTAAACTATTAGGATATACACCACGCTCAATCTCGCCAAGCACGGCTTACATTAATGTTAAAATGAATTATGATACAACGGCAACACCTTTGTTTAATCATGATGCATCAGGAGCTGCGTTACCTTTGAGTATGCCAAGAGGCACAAAGTTTTCTACTAATGTTGATGGTATTACCTATCCAATGTTTGCTAGTGTAACATCAACCATTAACTTTGCTTCGGGTTGGAACTTTTCTAACATTGCAATTGAGCAAGGTGTATTAACTAATATAACATACACATATCAGAACAATTCATTTGAATCATATATTATTCCTGCATTAAACGTAAATACTAAATCTATCACAGTTACTATTACTGATTCAACATCCACAAGTGCGGCCAAAGTTTATACATTGAATACAAACGTTGTAAACTTAGATGGAGCATCTGAAGTATTCTTTTTAGAAGAAGGAAGAGATGGTTATTACGAAATTAAATTTGGTGATAATATTATTGGTAAAAGACCTGGTAATGGCAATAGTGTTAAAATAGAATATTCTGCTATTCCATCTGGCATAAATGTAAATGGTGCCACTGTGTTCACCATGACAGATTCATTGAATGGCAATAGTGATGAAACAGTCACCCTTGTTACAAAGGCTACAGGCGGTGCTGCGAGAGAATCTAAAGAGGCAATTAAGTTTAATGCACCTCTTGGATTTGTATCTCAAAACAGGGCTGTAACACCAGATGATTATAAAACAATTATTAAAAACGAATTCGCTGATGTTGAAGCTGTTTCGGTATGGGGTGGAGAAGATAACACTGTTCCTGATTACGGTAAAGTGTACATTAGTATTAAACCTTTATCTGCTGAGACACTTACTGCTGAACAAAAAGCCACGATTATTACAAATATTCTTAAACCTAAAAACGTTGTAAGTATTACTCCGGTTCTTGTTGACCCCGAGTATACATATATTGATTTAGAAGTTTTCTTTAAGTTTAACCCGAACCTCGCTACAGTTACAGCAAGCAGTTTGGCAACTTTAGTAAGGAATGCATTAGTGTCTTATAATAACGATAAGCTTAAAAGTTTCGGTGGTGTATACAGAGACTCTAACGTTTTGAAAACTATTGATGACACAAGCATTGCTATTTTATCTAACATTACTCGTATTAAGATGACAAAGAAGATTACTCCTTCGTTTACTAAGGCAACTAAATACGAACTTAAGTTTAATCAGGCCCTCACAGATTTAGATGCAACTAGCTCTTCTACGGGTTCTTATGTAAGTTCAAATACATTTACATTTGCTGGTGTTGATTGTATGCTAAAAGATTACTATGACACTTCAAGTGGTACAAGAATTATTCAAATAGTTGACAGCGTTGGATTAGTATATGATGCAAATGCGGGAACAGTATCTGAAGTTGCAGGAACAATTACTTTAAATAGTTTCTTGCCAACTGCATTGCCTACAGGTCAAACTACGATTGATGTTACGGTTAAGCCCGCATCATCTGATATAAGTCCTACAAGAAATGAATTACTAACTATCAATACCTCTACCGCATCAATTACTGGCGAGATAGATACAATGGCAACTGGCGGTGTAACTGCTGGTATCAATTATACAACAGTGAGAAACTAATGTCGAACCTTGGTAAATATAATGTATCGTCATATGTTAATGACTTAATACCAGAACACGTTGCTTCAACGTATCCTGACTTAGTTGAGTTCATTAAAACATATGCTTTATATTTGGAGCAATCAAATAAGTCTAGCTTTTATTTAAACTCACTTGATATTCAACGAGATATTGACCATGTAGAAGAAGCATTACTTACAGAGCTTCAGAATGAAATTGGTATTGCGGTACCACGAGACTTTGCTACTGATCCAAGAACTTTTTATAAACGCCTTATTGAGTTTTATAGAAGTAGGGGAACACCTGAATCTATCACATCATTCTTTAGAACAATCTATGATGATGATGTAGAGACATACTTTCCTTATACAGATTTATTAAGTCCATCAGATGGCACCTGGACAGACCAAGCAACTGATATTGTGGCTAACCAAGCTAACTATACCCCTTGGAATACGATCACGGTAAGCGGTACGCCTACGGTTGTAAACGGAAATAATGATGCGGGTCAAGCTGTATTTTTTGATGATGACATTGTATTCGTTAATGATGTATATAAGATCGCAGGAACAGACTATACTGAAGAAGTATATTCAGATACTACGACAAAGTATAAGTTGAACTTCACTATTGCATTGGCAAATGGTGACGTTGTTAAAACGTATCCTCGAGGATTGTTTACAACAGCAAATGGTTTCTTATCACAAAAAGAAAAGAGACTACAAGACTCTTACTATTATCAAAAGTTCTCATATGTTTTAAAGACAGGTAAGAACATTGTAGATTGGAAGAATGCATTTACAAGATTGGTTCACCCCGCAGGATTTATATTCTTCGGTGAGATTTTAATCTTTATACAGTTGCTTACTTCAGGCAACAATGCAGTTCAGCCGGGTAACTTGATCCCTGCAGGCTTTATAAATATTAACATCGGAGCATTCCAGGTAGGCCCAATCACGTATAACACGGTTGGAAGTTACTTAGAAAAGAGTTACACAATTCCAGCACAAGGTTATACAGCTGGTAAAGTAGGTATGTTTAACCACTGGGAGAATAATAAATTCACTTGGTGGAGACCAAATTCAGAATTAGGTCATTATACTATACAGGATAGTATAAATAACAATATAAGAACACAATTAGGTACGATCTCAATCGTAACATCATAATATAACGGAGACAGTATGTCAGCAATTATAACAAGTAAATTTAGATTAGATACAACAAATAAGTTTGTTGAAAGTCTAGCAGAGAATCAATTCTATATGGCATTGGGAAGGCCGAATGCTTGGACAGATGACACCACTCCAACCGTACCATATGAAAATGATTATACATCGCACACTTTATGGGAAAATATGTTTGCCATGAAGAAAGTTGATGCCACAGATATTATTCACAGTTCACCACGATACTTGTGGGTGTCTGGTACAACTTATGCTGAGTATGATGATCAAGACACAAACATTGAAAGCAAAGTATATTTTGTAATTTCAACTAACAATAACGTTTATATGTGTTTGAAAGCAGGCGGTGGTGCAAGCTCAGTAAATCCTGATGTGATCGGTGTACAAACTTCTGGTGTACATGCTACTGGCTCTGATGGTTACGTATGGAAATATATGTTTACCGTCCCAACGGCTGATGTAACAAAATTTCTTACATCTTCTTTCATCCCAGTTAGACATATAACAGCAGCTCCAGCAGCGGGTTCCGATACTGCATTGGTTAATCAATGGAGTGTACAGAGTAACGCAGTGAATGGTGCGATCTACAATATGAAGATCTCTGCTGGCGGTACAGGTTATACAAGTATTCCAACATTGACTATTGTAGGTAATGGTACAGGAGCTACTGCTACAGCAACTCTTACGGGGACAGCAATTACAGGTATTACAATGACCGCTGTCGGTTCTGGTTATACTCATGCTACCGTCACTGTAAGTACAGCAGGTGGTTCAGGTGGTGCAGTGCGACCAGTTATTGGTCCAGTTGGTGGATTTGGTTCAGATCCTACTAATGATCTTCGCTCACATTATGTAACAATTAACAAAGCATTTACGGGTGATGAATCAAGCACTATTCCAGATTCAAATGACTTTAGACAATTGGCTGTCCTTAAAAACCCAACTACTTTAGCGGCAGCTTCTGCGGCTATCTCTGGTTCTAGCTCGATGGTTGTTGGTCAATTTTATAAGATCTTAACACTAGGAAACAGCTCGGCTGCAAACTGGGCAACAGCGGGTGCTCCAGCTGATTACGTTGTTGGTACTGTATTCAAAGCAATCGCAGTAACAAGTACAGGTACGGGAACTGTCGGAGCTATTGCAAGTGCTAACGCATACAACACATGTAAGAAACTTACGGTTGCTACTGGTAATACATTCCCTGTAGATCAACTTATCGAAGGTACTATAACAGGTGCTAAAGCCTTTGTTGTTGAGTATGATGCATCCGCGGGTATTATTTCGTATATACAAAATGAAACTACTGGCTTTGGTACATTTACAGCAAGTGATTATATTCGTGAGAGTGGTACTTCAATTGCAGGAAAAGACGTAACAGCGGTAACGGCTCCATTGATTAATCATCATTCAGGTGATGTTATGTTTATCGAAAATAAAACAGCAACATCTAGAGCTGATGGTCAAGTTGAAACAGTAAGATTAGTAATCGCATTTTAATAGGAAACAAGCATGGCAATTTCATTTAACGTAGAACCATATTGGGACGACTTTGAAACCGCAGGAGCGGACGGGCTATCCCCTAAGGAAAAATACCAGCGAGTATTATTTAGACCCGGTAAGGCAATACAAGCAAGAGAGTTAACCCAACTACAAACAGCGTTACAGAACCAAGTATCTTCTATCGGAGATCATACCTTTAAGGATGGTTCGGTTGTTGTTCCTGGTTCGGTTCACCTTCATAACAAGATTGACTATGTTAAACTAGACTCTGTTAACTCGGCGTGTGATACTGTTGCTGAATTAGTTGGTACTGAATTTACTGATGGAACTAACGTTGCAAAAGTTATTCACGCTGTTCTGGCAACGGGTTCTGACCCTATTACAGTTTGGGTACAATATATTTCTGGTGGAGTCTTTGCAGATAACGCAACGATCACTGCTACAGGTAGTAAATCAGCTGAAGTCAAAGCTTCGGGTGCAACGGGCTTTGGCTCAATCGTATCTATGGAAGATGGCATTTATTACATCAAGAAACATTTT